CTTCGATTGCCCAAGGAACGGACTCGCCTGACTCCTCAAACTTGACCTCGAGGTCGGTGATTGATGGAGGCTCGGGGACGCCTTTGGAGGGTGGCATCGTGTAGCGAGCAGGGCGGCCTGGATCAAACTCGGCCTTGACGTTGAGAACGAGCTCACGCTCCGTTCCGTACTCGTCTATGATCTGGATGGATACGCTTGTCTCTGCGTTCATGGTCTTGGGTGCGTTTGAGGTAATTCTCGAATCCCCACAAGGTGAGCCATTCGTGGCCTCTTGTGCCACGGAGGAAGGCGCTTACTGTGGACTGGGAGACTTTTGCGTGGTAGGCTACGTCAATCTGTGCATCATCTCTTCTCTGCATCCTCTGGTGGACGAGGCGTCTCAGGTGGTTTAGGTTTAGGTCGGTCATGGTTTCGGAGGCTGTTGTTTACCTCATCGAGGGCGATGGCCTTCTCGTAGTAAGAAAGCTGAGTCATGCAACGTGACAGGGCTTTAGTCCATCGACGCCTGAGCTCGTCCCGTGTATCCTCAAGGGCTTCTTGAAGTACACGCCGCTCGAAGTCGGAGATATCCAGCCGACCAACCGCCCTGGCGAGATTCTCCAGTCGGTTTTGGATTTGGTGGACCTTCTCATGCGCCTGGTCTACAGACTGTGGCGGCCTGATGCGCTCGAGCGTTGCTTTGTCTATTGGCATAGGCTTCGTGGTTTGTTCGGGATGAATGTGTCTACAGTATACATAACACGCAACGGAATGTCAACCTATACAGTGAGCTATATCAACAACTCCTTGAACAGCGTTGCGAGGATGAGTGTAAGGGCAAGAACGATTAAGAACGCCGTGGCCCTATGTACTGTCTTCGGTGGTTCGTGCATTCAGGTTTTGTTTGTGTGAGGGAATCTGGTGATCTGGTTTTTGGGATTGTCCAGGAAGGATTCGAGCTTCAAGAGGTTTCCGGAGTCGTAGAGCCTGAGGCACAAAAACCGATCTTGGAGCTGGTTTTCCTCCACAAAGTCAAAGACCCTCTTTGTGTGAGCTTTGTAGTAATCTTTCCAGTGTCCCGCGTTCTGGCCTGGGTCACTCTTGCCTGGACCGTAGATCAGCTCACGTGGCTGAGACTCGGTTCCGCCGTGGTTCCTTATGCAAGACTCAATCCAATCCTCCACAGGGCGGAGGCATAGGATCATCTTTGCATCTGGAAACCAGCTGAAGTATTCGGGATAAAGACTGGGCCACGGCAGGTCTGAAACCGCGTTATGCTTGTAGGCAATCTTTGCCAACAGCGCCTTGTACTCAGGGAACGTGTAGGGAAACTCCACGGCCAGGCTGGAGACGGAGTAGCCAAGACGCCGCAGCGCCTCTTCGACAGAACTCGTCCCGCTTTTGTTCAAGGTGACGTTGATGATCTTCTCCTTTGCCACCTTGTTTCTTCCCTGAGGATTCACCCTTCGGTACAATTCTTTGGATATATTCATCAGCCTTTGACTCTTGGATAGCCCATAGTGACGTACTGGATGTAGTAGTCCGGGAACATAAGCCGCAGGCGGAGCCTGTTGAACCTGTCCGCCTTGCCGTAGGCGTCGAAGAGGTAGGTCACAAAGCTCCCGCCGAAGGCGTGGTAGCCCTCATGCAAGGCCCGAAGCTGGACTGAGGCCGGGATGCCGCAGATCTCAGAAAGAAAGACCCTCGGGTCCACCCGCCTGGTCTGGGCATAGGGATTGTCAGGCTGCAGGCCTTGGAAGTCAATCCCCCTTTGTCTGTAGCGCATGAAGACGTGTTGGACCTTTTCGTACCCCCCTTCATGAAAAGCGTCCAGGGCGTTCTCATAGTCTTTGGTCTTTTCTCCAGAATGTCTCATCGTTTTTGGTCTAGTTTGGGTCGTTGCTTGGTTAATTATTAACGAAGCAGGATTGGTTTCTAAACCATTCCCTTGGCGCGAAGGACGCTTGGGTGTCCGTGAGGGCAATTGCCGTCAGGCTCCACCCACGCGCCACAGGTGCAACAGGCAGGGCAGCCGTTCACGCGTCCGAAGGTCACGTCTGCGAGGAGCTTTGAGAGTTTGGGATAGCCTGCATTAGCGGCTGCAGTCTTGGGGGAGATCTTCAGGTGTTCTTTGGTCATGGGCTTGGGATTAGGTGTAGTCTTTGGTCTTTGCGCTGATGAGGGCGTCTGTGCCACAGGGACACCGGAGGAGGAGCAGGCGTAGAAGTCTGCCCTCTGAGTAGATCTGCTGCCTGTGCTCAGAGGGAGTGGATCTGTCTCCGAAGCGGAGGGCAGTGCTGCAGGATGGGCAGCGCCTGCCACGGCCTGGGCGAGGGAGTGTGTCTGGGTCGGGAAGTTGGCTCATAGCGTTGGGTATTCTTCTGTGGCTGCGAGGAAGGTCTCTCCGTCGATCCGCTCACGGCGGAAGCCTTCGGGGGGATTCATCTCAAACACGTGGCGTAGGGAGATGTCTACGCAGGAATAGTGGTGGGCCTGGAGGAGCTTCTCACGTACCTCCTCGGTGGAGAGGCTAAAGCCCAGCTCAACGCCGGTGAATCCCCTGAGGCGCCAGACAGGGCGCGGGATCTTGATGAGCTGGTCCTGTTGGGCGGCGTAGTTTATTACGTGAGGTGAGAGTGTATCTGCAGGCTGGATATTCGGATCTTCAAGGTCGAAGTCTTTTGCAACACGCTTGAGCTGGAAGATCCAGTCTGCAAAGTAGTAGTCCCCGTCGTGGCGGAGGAAGAGCTTACGTGGTGGTTCAGGCCAGGGTATTGACATGAGTCTGGGTCTTGGGATTAGGAGTTGTCGTCGCTTGTGTCACGGCGTAGGCTGTGGCTCAGCCGAAGCTTACGCAGGCGGTCTGGCGTGAGCCAATCAGACATGGCCAGGGCGAGGCTGAGTGTCTCTTGGCCTTCGGGCTCCTGCTCGACGGGCTGGCCGTAACCGTCCCTTAGGCGAAGGTGAACGAAGAGGCGCTCGTCTTTGAAGTAGATCTCCGCGTTGGTGATTGAGTACCAGCAGAGATACTTGCCGTGCTGCGTCTGGAGCGTCTTTGGGTACGTGAAGCCCCAGGGATTCTGGGACACGTGAAGCTTTGTGTTTGGACTACTGGAGACAGGCATAGAAGCTGTGAGTCTTTATGATGAAAAGGGCTTGGTTGCTGTGGTACCTACAGCGCATGAATGGGTAAAAGCCTGGAGTGTCCGTCTTGATTACGGCGCGGATCAGGACGTAGCCCTCGATGGAGCGGCCTAGTTTAAGCTCCGGCTCCGGATCAATGCGCTCAGGGTGGAAGCTGTACTTGTGTGCGTTTTTAGTCTTCATCGTTGAGCTCAAGGTAGTTGAGGTGAAGGTGGTCGAGGTAGCTCGCTGAGTACAGCTTCCCGTTGGCGTCGAGCCAGATTACGTCCTCGGGAGACACGTCGCAGACGCCAGCAATCAGGCGATGGATTTTCCAAGCGTCCTTTACGTGCAGAGCACGTGGGTCAGGAGAGTGGATCACGACGGGAGCAGGTAAAGGCTGGCCCTCGTCCATTGGGCCAAGGCGTGGCTTGCGCTCTTGGATCTGGACAAAGACTTCGGGATGGCCTATGTGATGCGGCGTGGGCATCTGCCGCTCTCGCCGTTGGAGGTAGACACGGCAGGGCTTAAGTGGACTGTGAGAACCGGTCATAGGTTTGGTCTGGTTGTTTGGGTCGGGGAGGCTACGCCTCCGTGTTGGGCAATGATGCTACAGTATACACAACGCGTCGGTAAATGTCAACCTGCTCCAACGTGCTTTATGGTCAGCACAGCTGACAGGGCGTTGACGGTGGATGTTGAGGTGGAGATGATAGGATGCGTACGCTCGAAAGCGGACAGGGCGAAGCCAGTTGCTTGCTCTGCCAGTTTCCGACGCTGCTTTCTAAGCGAGGGCAACGAGTTACTAACGTACAGGGTAGATCCGTGGCGGAAATACTTCAGCGTCTGTGGGTTAGGTTCCATCGGTCTTAGATTGGTTTGTGCTTGGTGAACGGAGGTTTAGGCAAGCGTGGAGACTTGGTTAATTAATAACGAAGTCTGGCCGGCGGGCTCAGGTCCACCCCAGGGCGGTCTCGTAGTTGGCGTGGGCCTCTTGGTAGTCGAAGCCGTAGAAGGTCTTAGAGTAGACCTTGCCGTCCAGCTCGTCTCGGACGCGGACAGACCAGGTGTTGTCTTCGTGCTGGAGGAGCTCCACGGCGATGTAAGGTGCGACCTGCTTGGTCTTGGCAATCATTGGTCTTTGGGTCTTTGGGTGGTTGGGTCTGAGGGCGGTGGCCTACATCGACTGCTCGGCCACGGCGGACAGGTGATCTGCCCAGGTACGGCGGTCTGAGTACGCTGAGATGAAGCCGCTGTAGAAATCCATGTGGAGGAGCTCCACGTCGATCTCATCCCACGTGTCAGACAGGACGTGTACGTCCATGAGCTGCTTGCGGCGTTCCCTGTATACTTTCTCTGTCGTCATTGGTCTTTGGTTGGTTTGTGAGCCTTTGGTTGAAGCCTTAGGGCAAGGGCGTAATGAGCGCTAATGGATGCCGCAGGGCGGCGCAGTCTACGAAATACACAAGACGTTGATCGTGGAGTGGCCTTGGCCTACGTGAAACTGCTTGCCAGGGCTCGCCTTGAATGCACGGTTTACGTCTTCGTCGGTGAGATTCCACTCGTCTTGACGCTTGAATAGCTCAAGCTGGCTGTACAAGCCGCCCTCCTCGTCGGCAAACATCTTGGCGGCCTGCAGGTGAACCCACTTCATGAGCTCTCCAGGTTGGAAGTCTCCGTCGGCGGGCTCGTGCGACACGAACTCATCGAGGTTGGGAGTCACCGTGTCGTCTGCGTTGACTGGACCCTCGAGGAGCTTGCCTCCGTAATCAACAACCAGGGCGTTGCCACCTTCCCGAATGATGGCTGCGGTGGGGAAGGAGAGAAACATCATCTCCCCCGTCCTCGGCAGGGTGACTGCCTGGAAGCGATGAATGTTGTACTTCGTGTAGTCTCTAAGCATGGTCTTTGGGTCTTTGGTCTTTGGTCTTGGTCTATGTGAATGGCCCCAGGGCGGCGGATGCCGTCTCGGACCTACCCACAACACAGCCCCAATATACCCAACGCGCCGCCCAATGTCAACCTGCCAACCAACCTATCCCAACCCGCCAAGCCCATGCGCGCGTGCGTAGATTAACAGGACATACAACATCGTTGACCTTTGGAACTTTTAAAGGTTGGAGCTTCCAATCCTGAGCGTGGAGGAATGTCAGCAAGCTGGCGAATGAGAGAGAAACACCCCCCTTTCCACGCCGCCGGGAGGCGTTCGCCTGAGGCTCAAAACGTATCGCGTAGACACGTAGCGCATGTAGTGAACGTAGTGAACGTATCACGGCCTTTTCAACTGACACCCCTTTCCATTTCGCCGTGAGGCTAAGCCTCAGCGTCTTTAGCCTTAGCGTCTGAGCCTTGGTTAATTATTAACCAAGCACGATTGTCTGAGTCTGAAGCACGACTGTCTGAGTCTGAACCCTGAGGCTTTTTCTTCCTAGCCTTTTTCCTAGCCTAGTTAACTATATTACTATCTAGTAATTTAATTTTTTTTTTTTCCTAATAGAGAGAGAGAGACTGAGACTTAGACTGAACCTGAGCCTTAGTCTGAGCCTTGGCCTGAGACTGAGACCTTCGGGAAGGCAAAGGGGTGCCAGAGAAAAACGTCGTGATACGTTCACTACATGCGCTACACGCACTACGTCACTACGTGATACGTTTCCAGACACACGCGTTGGAGACACAGACGTCGGAGACACAGACGTTGTGCTTGGGCGTTGCCCTGGCCTGTGTGGCCCCAAGGCCTGACGCCCCAGGCTTCCTACGCCCCAGGCCGCAGTGCAACAGGCAGCTTTGGATGCTTGGTTAATTAATAACGAAGTCTTGGGCGTTGCAAGGCGCCATGGGCGTCTGCCGTGTGTTGCTGGCGTACTACGTCTTGGACTTTGGCTTCAGGGCGCTGCCTTGGCCTGTGTTGCTGGCGTACTACACAAGCCAAAGCGCTATTTCACCTCGCAGGCCACACTTACTCGGCCACACCTGCTCGGCGCAGAAAAAAAGCCCCCAACTGGAGGCGGGAAACCTCCAGCTGAGGGCTGTGATGCGATCGTCAGATCGCGTTGTTCTGGTGAAACTGCTGCGTCATGCCCTCGACCAGCGGACGGTCGAAGTCGCAGGGTTCGAGGCCGAACACTTCCAGCGTCGTGAGCGCAAGGTCCAGACGCGCCGCCTTGGTCAAACTGGCGAGCTCAATCGTGTGCGCAGCCTTCAAGAGCTGCATCTCCACTGTGTCTGGGCGTGGATCCAGGCCTGCAAGCCGAAGGGCCTGCCGCACCTTGACGATACTGAACCTTCCATCGAAGGCCTCGTGAAGGCGTTGCTTCGCGAGCTCGAAACGTGTTGAGGTCAACATTGGTCTATGTGGTTGTATGTGAGACAAACATGAAAGGGAAAATGACCCAGGAACGGCGGCGTGAACCGCCGAACCTGAGCCGTTCCCTGTTGAACGTCTACGCGTTGAACGCCTCGGCCATTTCCATAACCTTCTCGTCTGACGCCTCGCGGATTGCGTCGGTTGGGAGACCTTGTGCCTCGAAGATCTCAACCAACTTCCGCCGAACGTCGCTCGGCTGAGTCGGAACGTCGAGGTCGGGATCGTTGGCGTCAAGGAGGACCCACGGTGCTCCGTTGTGGACCTCGTCAATTGCCGCCTGCAGATCGCCGCCTGTGCCGTCGCGCACGCCGTCGAGGTTCTGGAAACGCTCAACGTCGAACCTGTCGCGCCACGCGTTGACCTCGCCAATTGCAGACTGCGTGCGGATGATCTTTTGATACTGCACGATCACGCCGCTTGAGCCTTTGGCAATCGAACTGGCGCTCATCAACGCTTCCTGCAGCGTCACGCCGTCGAACTGGATGAACACGTGCGGCAGGGCGGGATCATTTGCATCAATCCGATCCTGCTTCGACACGCCTTCGTCCTCGTCTTCGTGACGCAACAGCGCCCGTCCAACATACAAGATACCGCTAAATGCTTCTTTGAGAATATCCATCGGTTTACGTGGTTGTTGATGTAGATGAACACGGATGCTGCCGCACGGACTCGGACACGTATACCTCGGTTCGGGCGCCGTGGATCGGCCTACGTCGGCCAACCTGGCGCACGCCCGGGGATCCGTGCTCGTCGTGCGGCTCGAAAGTCAATGAACAACCGCGCCCGTCTCGGCCATCGGTTTCCTTCGTCGTTGCGGCCCGTTAGACACACCGCACCGAGGCTGGTTCCGACCGATCTGGCCATTCACAAGTTTGTCACATTTCCCGACCCAACGCGCCCGCGTACCTTTTTGTACCGTAGCCTACGCGTACTGTCCTAAGACCCACGCGCGCGCAGGTGTGGAGCAACCTTCGTGCCAATGCCCTCACGCGTGCGATTGTAGGTGCCCCCACCTTGGGGAAATCGCTTGCGCATGTGTAGTAATCCCCCTTCCAGAGAAAAAATTTCAGATTTTAAACGCCTCAGCCTCACCAACTCATGCTTGCAGAAGACGAAACAGAAGGCGAGAGAGAAGGCGAAACAGGAGACGAAAATGCTTGGTTATTAATTAACGAAGGCTCGGGGCCGGAAGGCCGAAGGCCCCAAGGCGCTTGACATTGGTTTTGAAGGTTCGTACCTTGTGGGTACAATGGAGCTGGTTCGGGAGAACACACAGGGCTATGGGAGACGAAAAAGAAGGGCGTCGTGAGAATCCAAATGGGGGTATGGTGGAGCGGTCTCAGCCTACGGCGGACCCAAGCGGGTACCGGCATGAGCTGCAAAAGCTACGAGGGCGGCATCACCAGATCATCCGTCTTGCTGCCACAGGGCAGTATAATGGGAAGGAGATTGCCGACATTATCGGCTGCACGCCGCAGACGGTTTACAATACGCTGAACAGTGAGCTCGCGCAGCAGAAGATGCGGTATCTGCAACGTGAGGCTGACGGCACGACGATTGATATTCTGGACTCCATGCAGGAGCTCGCGCCCCTGGCCGTTGCGCATATTGAAGAGGCGCTGTTGTCCGGTGAGGATCTGAAGCGGAAGGAACAGATCCGTGTTGCACAGGACCTCCTGGATCGGACCGGGTTTGGGAAGACGAGTAACCTGAACGTTCGGCAGCAGAAAGTCACGGATGAGGATATTCGTGAGATTCGCGCTGAGGCACGCCGGAAGAAAGCGCAGCGCTCCGACCGACACAAAGGCGAAGACATTGAGGATGCGAAGCTGATTGAGGAAAACGGTGAGCCTTCTGACCAAGAGAAAGGCTCTTGATTTTTGAACTTGTATTGGCCGCCCTCGGAGGCGGGGCGATCTTTAAGCTCGTCGAGCTTTTATTCAAATATGCAGGTTATGCGCAATCCGCCGAGGCTGACTTCCAATCCCAGCTCATGGGGCGTGTTAAAGAGCTGCAAGCAAGGGTCACGGAGATTGAACGTGAACTGCGTATTGAACAAAAGGCTCGCGTTGAGGCTGAAATACGCAACGCGATTCTGTTTCGGAATCTGAAGGCCATGTTGGAAGAGTTGAACAGGCTTCGAGAAGACGCTGAGCTGCAGCCTATTACCTTTGACGAAATCTCGGCAGGGCTGAACACCAGCGCCGTGAACATATTCGCAGACGTGACATTTAGTCCAGAAAGAAATGAGGGACCAACAGATGAAGGCTAAAGCTGCCCTTGTTGAAAAGATCAAGACAAAGCGGCTTGAAACCCTGGTTGACGAGGCGGAACTTGAGCCTCCTCCGGCGGCCCAAAAGGAAAAACATGGCATCAAGGAGATGCTTGAGGTAATCATCTTCGTAGAATCGCTTGGAGAGGTGATTCTTGAAAATGTGCTGGATGGAGTCTCCCCCTTCGACATTATCCCGATTGTCAGGGACGAAGATGTGACTTCTCAATTCAGTCCCGCCCTGACTGGTACGGCGAAGATTAAGGACGAATTCGAAGACCTAAGCGCAGCGGAAATCCGGAGGCTTACAGAACGGATCTTCAAGATGGGCTGGAACCTCTTCGACGCTGTGACGCGAGGGCTGACCAAATGAAGACGACGGCGAAAGGCATAATCCGCATTACCAGGTGGGTGGTTGCCCTTTTGATTCTCCTCGGAATCAGCTACGACTTGGTAGTTGCTTGGAACGACGTGCCAAACTCAGTGGATACAATCTCCGCCGTCGCAAGGCGGGTTGGCTGGAGATTCCCCGTTCTGCCCTACGCCTTCGTAGGCCTCGCCGGACACTTCTGGCTTACCTGGGACGGGGAGATTTTTGGTTGGCCAACAGACTTCATCATCCTTCTGGCGTCCCACGGCGTCTGGTGGGGGATCAGCGAAGCAGCTCGCCCTGTGTGGTCAGGCACAGACTTGGGCGTCCTCCTCTGGATGATCCTCAGCATGTCTGTAGGCCTCGCCGTCTGGACAATCTTCTTTCCACAACGCCCGCCCTCGAAAGACCCCCTTGCCTGATGCCCTCTTTCAGCACCAGATCAAAGAGGCAACTTCAGACCTGCCGTGAGCCGCTACGCCTCACCGCACTGCGGGCAATCAGGATCATCGACTTTACCGTCCTCGAGGGCTACCGCCACAAGGAACGCCAGAACAAACTCCACCGCGACGGAAAGTCTAAACTCAGATGGCCTCAGTCAAAACACAACCAGCAGCCCTCAGCTGCCTTCGACTTCGCGCCCTGGCCAATCGACTGGCAAGACGCTCGCCGCTTTGCAATCACCTGGGGCGTCCTGCGGGCCTCCTTCGCTGACCTCCAAGCCCTCGGGATCATTCCCGCAAGCCTAAGGCTCCGTTGGGGCGGAGATTGGGACATGGACGAGCACACAGACGACAACCGCTTTGACGACCTTGGGCATGTTGAGCTCATCCAGGAGTGAATCCTCCTTCGTTAATAATTAACCAAGTACGATGAAGCAGCTATTTTCAATCCTCCTCCTTCTCGCCTTCCTCCCCGTCGTGGCCCTTGGCCAGGTGCCGGAGTCGGAAGTGCCAAACCTCTGCCTCGAGCTGGACGGCCTTGATCCTGCGCCGCAGCCTCCGGTTAATAGTCAAAACTGGACCGTGCCAGCTGAAGACACGATCCTGCTTGTCACGGCGGAGGCAGACTCTGCTATGCTTTACACCGGAGGGCCTGGAAACAATATCTGGGTCTGCAAAACCCAGGGCGCGGTCTATGTCCAGACTGGCTACTTCGGAATCTACAATGCGGCGGACCCTGTGACGATTGGAGCTCTTTCGAAGGTTGAGACTGAGGATCGAACATCGCCCTTTCACGTCGCGGTCTATGACCACCCGCTTCGGTACGCGAATGCCCTGCCGAAGCCTGCACGTGACTGGGCTGGCCTGCCCGACGACATTCGCTATCCCGCAGATGGAAAATGAGCGCAGCTCGACACGACATTGTACTGGAGGAAGAATCTGAGTTTGAGGCCTCCTTTGTTTGGGAAGATGAGAACTGCAATCCAAAGGACGTAACTGGCTACGGCGCGAAGCTGGAGATCAGGAACGACCGGGAGGATACCTCGCCCGTCTTGGCGGAGGCAAGCACAGCCAACGGGCGGATTACTGTAGACGGCACGAATGGGAAGTTTAGTGTCTTGATTCCTGAGACGGTCGTGAACAGCATGGCCACGACGCTCACAGGGCTGAGAGGAGAATATGATTTCCTGATCTGGCCTTCCGCTTCCACGCCCTCGGTTGGGGCGACGAGGCTGCTCACGGGACGTGTTCGGTATGAAAAAGCAGCCACCTACGCCTGAGCCACCTACGCTTAATGGGAGATCCAAACGATTTCTACATTGGAGAGGCCACAGCGCGCCCTTACCGGATTGTGGTCCGTACTGCGGAGCAGAGGAAGGTGCGGCGGTCGCCTGATACAATCAAGATTGGAGATGAATGCGCTGCTGATGAGGAATTCAGCTTGCCTCTTACCATTAAGAATGAGATGGGACAGGAGGATGTCCTACGGAAAAGCGGCGACTTTCGCGTAGACAACGCTGGCACAGGCAGGATCGTAGTCACGACGCTCGGTTTGTCTACGATTAAAAAGATAGCCTACACCAGGAACCCAGCCGACGAGGACAACCCGCCTTTGGGCAAGGAGTGGGACGTGACTTCGGAGCTGAAGCGGAGACACGAAGTCTTTGTCCCTGTGAGTCCCAGCAGTCTGTACGCTTTCCAGGTAACTGTTGAGGACAAAGGCAAGACGGAGACTCTCACCTCAACCATCCAGTATTTCACGACTGGATCTGAGGTAACGATTGGTGCAGTCTCTCTGGCCTTTATTTTCCTCACGAAGATCGAGGGCGTTGATAAGACAGTTACAGAGGCGGCAGCAACTTTCTCAATGAGTACGACGCAAAACATCATACCGAAGGTTGGAAGCCTTGAAGCCGCCCTTCAAGGCGCCTCTACAACCTCCGTAGACACCACGTTTAAGGCAGACACCGATACTTTTGTAACGCTTACCTCTACCTCCATAATATGAAGGCGATCCAGAAACAGCTTAAGATCGGAAAAGGCGAGGATGTCTCTGTATTCCTCAATGCTTCGATTGATGGTGGTGCAGTTATCGAGGAGCATGAAGGTGACAGCCTTCTGCTCGGCTTCCTTGGCCTTTTGAAAGAGCTAATGGTCGGCCCACCAGGGAGTGCAGACCAGCCAGAGTACTACATGCTGGGAAATGAGGATTTTGAGGCTGATGATTTTTTCGAGACAGGTAGTGAGGCAATACAAAGCCTTACAACCAACAGCGCCTCTACGATCTTAATACAGCATAATAGTCTTGGTGCTCAGCGAAACTTAGAGCCTCAATCTAATTCTGGGGTCTATATCTGGAACGTCCAAAACGGAAACGCTACAGCAATAAACGGAGTCCATCTCCCAGCAACTTGGCCTGGTACAGATCAGTTCGGAGAGACAGAGATAGACGGTACCCTTGTGGGAACGGAGGACGTCTCAGATGCCAGAATAACAGGTATAACTGCTGTTGATGGGAATATTACGCAGATACCTTACGACTTCGGTGATAATTTTTGGCGGTTCAGAACGATGGGCCTTTACTTAGGCCTTGACAATGCCTCAAACGAATTGGAGCAGATAGCACTAAACAATCTCATAAATAATGGGACTGGGCCAAATGAGCTTAACTACCAAGCCTGGAATGTCGCTGAACCAGTTGTCAACTTAGCACAGCAAATCTCCACAATCACGACCACACAGGATTTCAACAACGACAGCGGGAGTGTTGTCTCGATTGGTGAGGTTGGAGTGAAGGTAATGAGGCCTTTCCTATCCGATGAGCGTTGGGCTATTTGTATCGCCCGAGATCAGCTTGCCGCAGATCTTGATGCAGGAAAGACTCTTACTGTAAATTACAGGATAAGAACTTCTTGCTCGACGGATGGGGGGATACTTGTGCAGTTTAATGAGATATTTTACCGATCTTACACAGGCAATAACCGCACGGCGCAAGATATACAAAACCGAAACCAATCAACTGGCGAGTCTCAAACAACCTTTAACGCCTTATATTCTGGAGGTCAGTTTTACTCAGATAATAACCTGCCTTGGGAGGCAGACGAGTTTAACGAGGTCCGTCCAGGAGACCAAAAAGGCATACGCCTTGGCACCTCTAATCAAGCCGTCGATGAGGCAGACTTTGACCTCCAAAACCCCATCCGCCACGGCAAGGCTGCAGGTGAGCTTTTCTACCACGGCATGACCTTCACGAACATTGTGAAGGATCAGGCAAACAGCGCGCATTACTTCGACCTAATACGGATATTCGAGAACCTGTCTGGCTCTTCGATTACTGTAGAAGAGGCCGCACTCACCGTTTATGGCGGAGACAATAACCATTTCCACTCAATAGCACGACACAGAACTGGCGGCGTGACTGTCGCTGACGGAGAGCTTCTAAAGGTCACGTATCGGATACAGATAAACGTCAGCTGACCGTCGCCGGACTTCGTTATTAATTAACCAAGGCTTATGCCGATCACAAAAGAGGCGAAAAGCCTACTTGTTGATTGTGAACAATCTACGAAGTTTGCAGCGAAGGCTCTGTTTCCTGAGCGTTTCACGCGTTCCTTCGATCCGATTCATGATGAGATATTCCAGCTGATTGACAACTCGGATGCGCAGAGGAAGGCGATTGCCGTGCCGCGAGGGCTTGGCAAGACCTCTATTGTAAACCTCCTCCTCCCGGCGGTGAGTATCCTGCTGCAAAGGAAGAACTACATCGTTCCGGTCTCGTTGTCGAAGGAGAGCGCCGTGGAGCAGACGGAGAACCTTAAGGCTAAGCTGACCTCCAGCCCGCTGATCCAGGAGCTCTACGGCGACATTAAGGGCGTGGAGTGGTCTAAAGAAAAGTGGATCGCGCAGGTTGGGTCGAAGGAGATTATGGTCCGTCCTCGTGGTGCGGGGACGCAGATTCGTGGCCTGTTGTTCAGGGACAGCCGACCGGATCTGATTGTCGTGGACGACCTTGAAGATCCAGACGAAATGGACTCTCCGGCGCGGCGGAAGAAAAAGAAATCCTGGTTCTACGCCGACCTGATGAACAGCGTAGACCGTGGCTCGAATGATTGGGAGATCATTGTCTTGGGTACGGTGTTGCACCAAGACTCGCTTTTGAATAACCTGCTGAATTCTCCGAATTGGGAGAGTGTCTCGCTCACGATTGCAGATGAAGACTTCAGGAGCAACGCTCCAAACTTCATGAATGATGAGCAGGTGAAAGACCTGTACAAAAGGTACAAGGCGGATGGGGAGATTGACGTCTTCTACCGTGAGTACATGAACAATCCGAACGTGACGGGTGAGGATGCCGCGTTTAGGCCGAAGGACTTTAAGGCGTATACGAGGGAGAAAGATGATGAGCTGTCCTTCAGTCCAGACGTTGAGAACATCGTAGTGGTAGACCCAAGCCGCACTACGAATCCAGGTTCTAATCCTACAGGCATCGTGGGCTGGGGCGCAAACATGAACACGCAGAGGATCTATGTCCGACGCTGCATGTCGGAGAGGCTTAAGCCTGAAGACATGTACGTTCAGATTGCGAGGGTGATTAGGGAAATCAATGCAAATGCCCTGGCAATTGAGGTCACAGGGCTCCACGAGTTTATCATGCACCCGATGAGGACGTTCTTGATGAAGCAGGGAATCTCAATTCCGATCATTGAGCTGCAGGCCAGGGAGGGACGAAATGAAAAGGGGAAGACTGCTCGCGTCCGTGGCCTGGTTGACTTCTACCGTCAGGGGCTTATTGAGCACCTGGAGGGGGAATGTGATGAGCTTGAAAACCAGCTCCTCAGCTTCCCGAACGCAAAGGAGTGGTCCTTGATGGATCCGTTTGGCTACCTGCCGGAGATTCTTGAAAAGGGCGAACGGTATTTGTCTCCTACGCCGGGGCTGAATGAGTTTAACGAATCGAGGAAAGACGTTGAGGAGGAATACGAAGACCTTGATTACCTGTATGACGAACAGCCGCTGACTGATTTCAGGGTGTTTGAGTAGCCTATGTCACGCCGCAAGTTTTGGCTCGGCACAAAAGGGCCTTTCTTTTACGATCCAGAAAAGACGCGTCCTGACGGCACTGCACAGGCTGCCTTCAGCGTGGAGGGCTCTGGCGCTACGGTAGATGGCCTGGACGTGATTGACACGGGGCTTTCTGCCTCGACGCAACAGGTTGGCTGGTGGGAAACAAAGCTCGGCGGCAAGACAGGATATGTCTGGATTGGTGCAAGCACGCAGGCCAACATTGGTGGTGCTGGTGGCGGAGTTTCAAATCCCTCAGACTTTCCTCAGTACAGCTTTGCAACTACAGCGGCTTCAGAAATAGAAATACAAGCTTTTGATCTAAATGGTTCTACAATTTCAGCAGAAGATTTTCTTCGCGTAAGACTTTGTAATAACACGTCATTCCTGCCTGCAAACTCTACGCTTCAAGTTCGGGGTGACACAGAGATTATTTCATCTTTTGCGTCCTCCGACTTATTTATAAAGTCAAGTACAAGCGGGCTTTTTAAGTTAGGTGTGTCTGGTTTGACTGGTCAGTATATACTTCGTCTTGGTCCGCCGCCTATTTCAGGGCGTAGGGGACTGTATACTTCCGCAAAAACGCTGGTGCTTTCTGCAATTACATCTACTTCATTCTCCTATATATTCTTCAATAAAGATAATGTAGATGATAAGATTTATCGAATGGAGCTTTCTACAGGAAACTCAACGCTTTGGCACGACGCTCAAGATGGAAGAAGAATACGGGATATAGTTGTAGACAACGACTTCGATGATGTCTATTATTCTGGAGATTACTGGCCCACAATTTACAGAACTTCTGCTTCTACCTCGACCAACTCAAGGACTCTTATAAGCCGGGGAACAAATGATTGGGAAACATCTCTTGACATAAACTTCTCCTCTACAGCCAATAGAGTCTGGGCTACCCAGACTAATGAACGAGTTTACGGATACAATAGGTCAGGTACACAGACGGCTTATGAGCAAATCTGGTCGGCTGCTGAAGACTTTAGGCCTACTTTCATCCGTTATCACCAAGAACAAAAGCGTTGGGCAATCCAAACTGGTGGTGGCTCAAGTGGCTTGTGGTCGGTAGACAGAAATGATCCATCAAATGATTCCCTAACTTACCTCTTGGAAAGTCAGGGCACAAAAAAGGTTGCGATGGATACTGTCAGAGATAAAATAATCTACGCACTTTCCAGTAAGGAGATTTACCAAGTAAACCTTGACGGAAGCTCTAAAGAGGTCTTGCATACAAACAGCACTTCTGACATTCGATTCCTTGTGATGAAGGACGAGTTTGAAGAGCACACCTTGTACATAGCAGATGCCACAGGATTACACCTCCTCGATGTTCGGTTTTTGGAGATTACAACAGTTGTCAGCACCAGCTCTATTTACGAGTTTGATCTTTACTAATTAGGCAGTAATCCTCCTTCGTTAATAATTAACCAAGCATTATGCCATACACGCTTGATCCAAACGAGCGGCAACCTGGAGGGCGCGGGAAGAACAGGCGAACGACGCCTGAGATGCTGCGTCAAGTGAATCACGATTATGACTACCCAAACGGTCTGGATCTGCGTCCTGGGCATGATCTGCATGAGAGTCTGAAAGCCGAAGTCAGGGATCGGGCGCAGGAGGCGCATCGGTATGTCTCGTCCAGGCATCAAGACTGGCGGAATGTAGATAAGAACCTGAAGGCTTACGTTTTCCAACCTGAACGCAAGAACCACGGGACGGGAGAGAGTGAGGATGAAGATGATTCTTACGATAAGGTCATCATGCCAGTGTCTTATGCGATGCTGGAGACGTTTCTTACCTACATGACCACGGCGTTTCTGCAGCAGCCAGTCTTTGAATACGAGGGCACCGGCCCGGAGGATACGATTGGCGCTGAACTGCTCACGCAGGTGGTCCAGAAGGATGTGACGCACAATGCCCTGGGCCTCCAACTCCATACGGCGTGGAGGGACATGTTTGCCTACGGCATTGGCGTGGCGAGCCCTGTGTGGAATCAGGAGATGGGCAAGAAGACGGTACTGGAGAATATTGGCTTCCTGGACCGAGTAAGGAACATGTTCCAGGTAACAGGCCAGCGGCGTGCTGAGTCTGAATACCAAGTCCTGTATGAGGGTAACGACCTGATCAATATTGATCCGTACAAGTATCTGCCTGACCCAAACGTGGCTGCGCATGAGGTGCAAGATGGGCAGTTTGTAGGCTGGGTAGACAGAGACAACTACATGTCGCTCCTGCGGCAGGAACAGGCGCCTGCCAGTGACTTCTTTAACGTGAAGTACCTGCAGGAAATTGACGGTCGGAGCTTCATCAACGCCAACCTGTCAGGGCGGGACAATGATGATACTGAGCAGAGGACGCACACGAATGATCCAGTTGATATTATCTGGATGTACATTGACCTGATTCCAAGTCAGTGGGAATTGGGAGATAGTGACCTGCCTGAAAAATGGGTCTTCGCCCTGGCCGGTGATCAGGTAATTGTACAGGCGAGCCCTGTGGGCCTGACGCACGGGAAGTTTCCCGTCGCTGTAGGTGCCCCCGATTACGACGGCTACACTGTTGCTCCGAACAGTAAGATTGGCGTCGTTGAAGAGCTGCAGGAGATCATCAACTTCCTGTACACGAGCCACCTGGAAAACCTCAAAAGGGTGATTAACGACAACCTGGTTGTTGATCCAAGCCTTGTAAACATCCATGACGTGAACGACAATAAGCCTGGAAAGATCATCAGGATGCGCCGGAAAGCCTGGGGACGCGGCGGCATCAACGAGGCCATTCAGCAGCTGGACGTGAAAGACGTGACGCAGCAAAACGTGCAGGAGGCACAAATCCTGCAGGACTTTGCGCAACAAGCTACAGGTGCGACAGACAATGTGTTGGGACGCCTCCCCCAGCGCAGCTCAAGGATCTCTGCGAGGGAAATTCAGGGTGTGCGGAGCTCCAGTCTGTCGCGCCTGGAACGGCCCGCGAGGATTATCTCCATGCAGTTTATGCTGCCGATTGCCAGGATGATGGCGAAGCAGACGCAGCAGCTGATGAGTCAGCAACAGTATGTCAAAGTGACTGGAGACACTGAGGAAAGGCTGCGGCAAGAATATGGTCTGGATGATCAGATTGAGCGTCAGCGCCTTGGCGTGAATCCTATTGACCTCGTGGTTGACTTCGATGTGACTGCCCACGATGCAACCTTCCCAGGAAAGCAAGATGCGCAGCTGTGGATTGATCTATACCAGATCATCGCTCAGAATCCGGAGGTTGCAAGGGGTATGGATACCGTTCGGATTTTTAAGCATATTGCTCGTGAGCTTGGAGCGAAGAACGTAGACGACTTCACGAGGCAGGAAGGGCGGCAGTCCTCTCCGCCGGAGGTCCGACCTGACGCTGAAGTACAGGAACAGGTTCGACAGGGTAATGCTGTTCCGGCTGAGGAACTTGCAAGAGCCCAAAACGGATCAGCAGCTTGACATTGGTTTCTTCGTCTCGTAAGTTGGACACCAAGAAATGGCGCATAGAATCGAATACACGCATCCTGAAGATGAGCCGTTGAGGGCCTCGATTGCGGAACTCGAGGAACTCAAGAATCATTATGCTTGGCAGGACGTACTCACCCATTTTGAGGAAGTGGCTGAGTCACACAGGAAGCGTCTCGCGTCGGAGGGGTGTACGCAGAGGGAAGCAGACTTCAGCCGTGGGGCGATTGCGATTTGCAAAGACCTCCACGACGTGCTCGACATGTTCATAGAAGTCAAGAGGGAAGAAAACGATGAAGGAAGGAACTGAAGGTCAAGGCGAACAGGGCCAAGACGAACAAGCGCAGGCCGGACAACCTCAAGAAACACAGGGGAGTCAAGCCGGAGACAGGGGTGGTTCCCTGGGTCCAGAAGGTCGTTCTGAGTCTCCAGCTGACTCCCCTGAACAAAAGCAGCAGATCTCAGAACTCCTCGGACAACACACGGGAAGTGAAAATGGAGAAGACACAGACGCAGAAGCGGGGGTCGAAGAGCAGCAAGACCGTCCTGAGCGAGCTGAGGGCGTTGAGTCCGAAGAAGCGGAGGGAGAAATTTCTGAACCAGATCACGATGGAGATGAAGAAGAAGTCGCGGAAACAGCCGCCCTCCGCGAAGAGCTTCGAGAACTTCGCCAGGAGCTGCGAGAGCTCCGATCACAAAATGATACTGACGCCAAAGCTGAAGAAAGTAGAGAGGAAGAAGGAGAAGAAAGTCTCGCACCAGAGCCTCCAGAACAGTTTGTAACTGAGGAGGAGTTTGAGGAGCTTAAAGAGAACTCCGAAAGCTTTAACCAGTTTGCGCAGGCGTTGTACTCAAAGGTCTCGCAGGACCTCCTACGCTCAATCCCGCAGCTTGTAGAGCGAGCCGTGGAGAGGCAAACCACGCAGACTTCCGCCGTGGATGAGTTTTGGAGTCGGAATGAAGACCTGCGGAACCACATGGACTTCGTTCAGTTTACGGCGAACAAGGTAGAGGCTGAGAATCCAAACATGTCAATCAAGGAGGCGTTGGACGAAACTGAGCGGCGTGTTCGAGAGGAGCTTAACCTTCAAAACAGGGCTGAGGAGCGGGAAAAGGAGCGGGAATCGTCTCAACAAAACCAAAAGAACAGCCAAGACGTGTCTGTGGCACGAAAGCCTCGTGGCCGCAGGGGTGGGCAGCAGAAAGAGGAGCTTTCCTCTCAACAACAGCAAATCAACGAACTAATTAGCAACTAAGACTATGCCCACGAGCGGACCAGGATACTTTGAAGACCGCGCTGTTCCAGACAAAAAGATTGTCCTCGACGCCAATACGTCGGAGGCGCAGGACATTCCATTGGAGCGGCGTAACATCTTCGTCAACGGATCAACGCCTAAGACACAGGTTAACCTTCCCAACGTATCTGAAGCGGAGGGGTATACCTTCCATATCCAGGGATACAATGTCCCTGGGGCGGCGGGAGCGGGAGTCCTCGTCGATTTCTCCAAGGGATCAGCCACGACGCTTCAGAAGGGGATTGAGACCTCTGGCGTCGTGCTGACTTTCCAGTCCAACGGCATGGAGTGGACCTTCCAGCGGACCAACGAGCAGTAGCACAGGTGAGCCCAAGCGTATCTTTCATAGAATAAACACTACCGGACAATGGCTTTTCTCGGAATGAGAGGCTCCGGTGATTGGGCTCCGAATGAGCGGCCTGAGAACTGGAGAGAGACAATCCTCTATCTCTACCCAAACGGCTCAGCGCCGCTCACCGCCATGACCTCCATGATGGGGTCTGATCGGACGGACGACCCAGTCTTTCACTGGTGGACCAAGACGCTTCCCGAGCAGGGTGGCGACGTTACGGACCTGTTTGCTGACGCCAACCTTTCCTCAGCAATCGCGGCAGCCAAGAATGGCGGAGATGTTGTCTACGCTCAGGTGGGCGCAGAGACAGCCTCAGAGTTTCGTCGTGGTCACACCGCCTTGATTCACAAGGAAGGTGAGCTGAACAGTGAGTTTGCTGGTGAGGTTGTGTCGGTCCTGTCAAACGGTACACAGAGCTACGTGGCCGTAAAGCTGCATGACGGTGCCTCGACAACTCAGCTCACAGCAAACACGCTGGACATTGAGGTAATCGGTAACGCCAACGCTGAGGGCGCGGAGATGCCTGACTCGATCTCCTACAACCCTGTGGAGTATGACAACTTCACGCAGATCTTCCGCACGCCTCTGTCTATCACCCGTACAGCGCGCCGGACACGCCTGCGTACCGGAGATGCTTACACAGAGCGGAAGCGGGAGACGCTCGAGATCCACGCAATCGAGATCGAGAAGGCAACCCTGTGGGGCTACAAGAGCTCCAAGATTGGAGCCAACGGCAAGCCGAAGCGGACGACGGAGGGAATTATTCCCTTCATCAAGGCCAACGCAAGCGAGAACGTGAACAGCTTCCTCCAGAACGCGGCCTATACAGGTACCTGGTCGGCGGAAGGCGAAGACTGGCTCCACGCTCAGCTCGAACGCATCTTCCGTTTCGGTCAGCCGGAGAAGCTTGGACTTGTCGGCAACAAGGCGCTGTTGGCACTCAACAAGCTGGCACAGACCAGCGCTGAGGTCAACATTGAGCCCATGACTGTGGCTTACGGAATGCGCGTCTTGGAGTGGATCACGCCCTTTGGCACAGTCTACCTCAAGACCCACCCGTTGTTCAACCGGCGTAAGCTGATGCAGCGAGACATGCTCATCGTGGAGCCGGAAAAGATGATGTTCCGCTACGTTGACGATACCTTCTTCATCGACGATCCGGAGGACCAGCGTAACCGGAACAACTCCCGAGATGGAACTGAGGAAGAGTATCTCACGGAGGGTGGCTATGAGTACCACCACCCAGAGACAATGGGATACCTGACAGACTTTGGCTTGGATAACTAAGCCAACACCGTTCGTACTTCGTTAATAATTAACCAAGTCTCATGGCAACTGGAAAAGGAGGTGCAGATAACACAAAGTATGCTAACCGTAAGAAATCTGGTTCGACGGATCGTAAGTCCTTTGATCCAGCGACTACGGGAGGCATGGCTGGCGGCGGAGGGACGAAGCTCTCCAAGATGTACTCGCCGGAAGGGGGAAGGCCAAGTGTACCAGGTACAAACCGAGGTAAGAGCTCGTGAATCTGCGTGAGATCCGTGAGAAGTTTGTCGAAATGACTGGTAGGTACGATCTGGTCCTGGATGCCAGCACCTACCCAGACAACGGGGCAAACTTCTGGATTAATGCGGGGCAGAAGTGGCTGGACAGGCAGCTGGATTTTAGTGAGGCGAAAGCTGAGCTGACAGTTTCCCTGTCCACCGGGGACTTTGAAGCTGAGGTTCCCGGTGTCCGCGCCGTGAAGTCTGTGGGTGTGAAGAAGGACTCTGATACCTTTGTGTATCTGGAAAAAAGAGGCTACCGTGACTTACGTAGGTACTCTCGTGTGGCTGACACGTCAGATAGGGAAGTGCCAAGGTACTACGCAATTGGCCTTGACGCCTCTACAGAACGGGACGGCGTGAGGGAGTTGCTTATTTGGCCTCCCGCAGACAAGGCGTATGACTTGGAGGTCGAGGGCTTGTTTGCCACGCCGCATCTGGAGGAGGACACAGACACGTCCTTCTGGACACTGGAGTTTCCCGAAGTGCTGATCAAAGCAGCTGCCTTTCGTGCTGAGCCTATGTTCCGTAACAGCACGGGTGAGAATGACTTCTTCCGCAGTCTCCAGCGTGACGTGGAGATGATTGACTTTGACCAGGTTGAGGAAGAGACTACGGACGTAGATCAGATGAAAAGCGGCTGGAGGAATATCGTAGATTGAGAGAATTCGTTGTAACAATTCGGGAAGCCTTGACCCAAGGCCTGAGGCCAACAAGGGAAACCTACGGCCATCAGCAGTTTCTCGAGGAGTGTTACAACGTGGTGCCTGAGGCTACGGGGCTGACTGCATATGTCCCTCCCACTGATCCCTTCAACGGTGGTATGCAGACAAACTGGCCGTGGCCTCAGGCATTCCTATTGCAGACAGATTCGATCCTGCTGGAGGAGCAAAGCCTTTCGACGTTGAATGTCTCCAGCGTCCCTTGGACAGTTTCGGCGCAGGCCACGAGTGGGTCTATTCCTTCTGGCGGAGGTGCATGGCATATAGCTGACTTCGGAGAGAGCTGGTTTGCGTTCAAGGGGAATTGTACGGTTTTTAAGACTGGCGTACACAGGGCGACAGGAGGCGCCGCAAAGTATTACGCAAACTCCTCTGTTCCGATCCAGACAGGAACAAACTACAAGGGTCGGTGTGTGATTGGAGGCTTCCAAAGTGGGAGCTTCTGGCCGAGTGAGTTTACCTCTATTTTCTCCGATTGGCAGCAGGACGCGGCGGATGGAAACACTACCTACCAATTTGACGATATTGGAAGGAATTGGGTAGCCTGGTCAAGCGTCGGGGAGGTTGAGTTCCCGCTTTGGCTCTTCTTTCCAGACAGTGACATTCCCTACGACATTGGCCCAACGAAGGAGAATCTGCTCCGGCGTATGAGGCGGAATGAGTTGGGCTTCATGCCAATGCCCTACCCAGGCAAGATCCAAGCAATCCACCAGCTTGGAGATCGGCTGATTGTCTACTCCGACGACGGAATCTCCGTGATGGAGTCTGCACAGGCAGAGGTCGCCCCGTTTACGTTTGGAGCTGAGAAGCTGGCGAGGCTGAGCCTCCTGGACCGCAACGGAGTCGCCGTAGGACCAGGGCGGCACCTGTTCGTAAGCGGACAAGGTAAGCTGTGGTCCTTAGATCAGTCACTGGAGCTTGAGATGTTGGACTACAGTGAGTATCTCTCCTCCCTCGCTGGAACAGGGATAAACGCCTGGTACAACGATCAGGAAGAGGAGTTTCACTTTACCAACGCGATCTCTGGCTTTGCCTTCGGTGCGACTGGACTTTATGAGCATAGAGATCACCTGACTTTTGCCTTGACAAAAGGAGGAAACTGGTACGGCCTGAGCCATAGCCCCGCCACCAGCGAGGTGCAGGTTGTGACCAATCGGACGGATATGAGCCTGTCTGCACGCAAGCGTATTAACAATACCCACGTGGCGCATAGGCAAGGTGATCTAAAGGCACGGCACCTGTACACACTTGACACAACGCAAGCAAGCTTCTCCACACTGCCTTTCCAGCCGCTGAATAAAGAAGGCGTCCTGCATCAACGCGTCTCAGGGCTCGAGTTCAAAGTGGAGGTCCTTGGCTCACTCCCGCAGGACGGCATGATCCAGGGCGTAAGTATGCGCTACAACGTGGAGGACAAGCGTGCAATAAGAGGAATCTTCCAAGATGCTGGTTAAACTTTATCCTGAGCAGGTTGAGGCAGGATGGGACTTGTTTGCTCCGATGGTACAGAAAGCGGTGCCTCCAGAGCTTGGAATCTCTGGCAAGGCGCTTGTGCAGGTGCTAAAGGCAATCCTCGCGGAGCGTGCTACGGCGTGGGTTGAGGTAAGCGACGAGGGCGCGCCGAGGGCCTTCGCAGTGACTACTGTGGACATGGAGCCGATTATGAACACAAAGAGGCTTCTCATCTACATCCTCCACGTGTTTGGGAAGGGCGTAGATCGTGAAGCTTGGCAAGCTGGGATTGGCACTCTCGAAGACCATGCAAGAAGCAAGGGCTGTCAAGAGGTAATTATGTACGTGACTGATAGCTCTTTCGAGCGTTACCTTAACCAGCTTGGTATCGACACAGGAACTTCCTTAATGAGGATCAACCTATAATGGGCGGCGGAGGAAGTACGTCTGGAGCTGTAGAGTTTCCTGACTACGTGATGGATGTGCATGGCCTGTATATGCAGGGTATGCCTACGGATAATGAGGGAGACTTTACAGGCAACCCTGTGGCTCCGAATACGACTATCTTGTCTGCGCTCAACACAGCGCATTCGACGAATCCTTATGAAGGCTTCAGCTTCACAGACCCAACAACAATCTTTGATTTCGACGCTCAGTTTGACAACTACACGAGCGCCGTTGCAGGCTATAACACCACCGCACTTTCCAGTCTAATCCAGGCCGCCCTGGATGCCCCCAACGTCACAACAGGGGCGATTAGGGATCTGGTTCTGGACTTGTCTACAACTGGTCTTGACCTTCCCGCGCCGACAGTAGACTTTCAAGATCTAAACCTTGGAATCCCGACGATCAGCTTCGACATATCAACTGGAGACGTTGGGACCACGATTGGAGCTGTGTCGCAGCTGATCAGCTCAATCTCCAGCCTCAGCGTCACGAACCCGACGAGTACGTTTATCTCCTTCCTTCCTAAGGCTGCGGAGACGCTTGACAAATGCGGCGTGACTGAGAGGTCTGAGTACAACGCAATTGTCTCCAATGCAATCTGGGAGGCGGAGTCAATGATTGGCACAGCTTACACGCTGGTCAAATCGAATGGTTCTGAGGTCCTTGACAAGATTGAACAACAGTATCTTAACACGCTCCAGACAAGTCTTGTATCCAGAGACTTCGCCGCCACGAGTGCGCCAAGTCTTGCAATCAACATGTCCACGCCGGCAATTAGGCTGGCCAAGGACTTATCTACACGCCCTGAGATTCAAGATGTAGTAGACCAATTCAAGGCGCGTCGTGAGGCGGTCTACGACCAACAGCTCAGCCAATTCCACGCACAAATGGCTGGCGGGAACGCTGTGCAATCCAGCGCCTTCATGTTCGGGCAGGCCCTGTTGCAGTCTGAGCAGGCCAAGGAGGTCTCCAACTTCGAGGCAGAGCTCGTACAGCAGGCTTTCAACAGAGGTATTGAGCTCTACGGCCAGAACGTACAACAGGCGGCGCAGGTCCTCCTTCAGGCCTACGAGATCAACACGCAGGCAAGGCAGACGGGTCTTCAGCTTATCTCGCAGACCTACGCAAATTACATCACGAACGCCCTGGAAGCGCAGTTGATGGACAGCTCACTGCGCGCCTCAGCGGAAACGGAGATCTCCAACACACAGCAAGACAACGACCTCTTAGCTGAGGCAATCCGTGTCATGTTCCAGCTAGAGGTTGAGGGCTCGCTCAACGCAAACGGAGCCTTTAACTCATTCAGCCAGGTATTCAGTCAACTGGCCGGAAACCGTCTGCAGGCGCAGGTCAGCGAAATCGAGTCCCTTGTACGTGCGCAGCAAGTCCAGGTGCAACAGCAGAACAACAAACTCCGCCGTTCCCTGGGCGAGAAGGAAATCGCAATCTCCAATCAACGTCGCAGGCTGCAAGAGGGGCAGCTTCGCCTCGACGCAGAGAGCAGAAACAAACAGGGCGAGGAGAATCGCTTCAGACAGGGTCTGCAGGGCACACTTCAGCTTTTGACAAACGAGGTAGAATTCAAGCGGATTGCCAATGAGCTACGCACAGAGCAGAACAGACTGGAGTTTGTGGCGCTGCAGGAGAATGAGGGGCAGATCCTCGACCGCAAAGTACAGGCAGACAAGTGGGACCTGAATGTCTACAATGAAGCAGCACGAATGCTGGCTGCCCCAAGTGGAATGGCAAGCAGGCTGCCTGAGGGTAAGTCGAAAGCGGCTTCAGCTCTTGGTGGGGCGTTGAAAGGAGTAGGATCAGGGGCATCAGCTGGTACGGCAATTGGCGCTGCAGGTGGGCCAATCGGAGCTGGTGCAGGTGCTGTTATTGGAGGCGTGATTGGAGGTCTTGGCGGGTTGCTTGGTTAATAATTAACGAAGTCTGAATTATGGCTATCGGAGATGAATTAAGACGAGACGGCGCGGTTCCCATCTTGGGGCCTCAAGAGTTGAGTGTATCTCAGTCTACGGACGACATTTCCCTGGGTGAGCAGGTCCGACAGCGGCAGCAAGCTCAGGACCGACAGGTTATTGACGAGGTGCTGAGTGGCGTTCCAGGGATTGCTGGTGGCACGTTGGGGCAGGCCGTGAGGCAGGAAAGTGGTGAGGTGCCTGAAGACGATGCCCTAACGCCGGAGGGTGCTGTGAGTCCGAGTGAAGGGCAAGGCCTTGGGAATGCGCTGAGGAACTTCTTTGGGGCGCTTGAGCAGCCTGGTGTACGGCAGGCCCTGTCGCAGTTGGGAATCAATCTTGGCGGGACTGGTGGAGGGCAGCAGGCGCAAGGCCAGCAGGCCCAAGGGCAGCAGCAAGAGGGCGGCGGAGGTCTTGGCTCGATCCTTGGTAATCGAGACGTGCAGCGTGCCCTGATCGCCTTCGGCTCCTCAATTGGCGGAGAGGATGCCGTGTCTGAGTTTGGAAACCAGCTGATCTCAAGGCAAGCCCAGCGTGACTTCCAGCAGCGACTGCAGGAACGAGGAGAGGATGCCCTGTCGGAACGGGTGCCAGGGCTTACGTCTGAAGGCCGGCGCAGTGTACTTGAGCAATTCCGTGGTGAGCAGCAAAGAGAGATTGAAAATCAACTGGCGCGGCGTGAGCAAAGTCGTCGTGAGCGGGAGACGGAAGCTGATATTGAGCGTGCTGAGGAACGTACAGAGCTTGAACAAGAGCGGCTTGAGTTGCAGAAAGTGAAAGAGCGCTTTGACCAGGTTGTGACGAATGAGCAGCTCTCTATGCGTCAAAAGCAGTTGGAGCTGGATCGCATCTCGCAGCAGGTTGACAACGCAGCAACCAGGGCGCGGATTGGGCTTACTGAAGCTCGCACACGGCTGGTCCAGGCGCAGACAGAAGGCGAAGAAGCAGAGCAGGCTCAAGGCGGACGCTCCTCCAGTCAGGCGGCAGGAGACTTTATCGACCGACTTGACTTTGTTCGCCAGTCCACTGATACGATCTCAGAGTTGCTGCAGTCAGCACAGGAGCAACAAAGGAATCTGCGTGGGCAGCTGCGTCTTGCGGATTCAGAAGAAGGACAGGAGGCAATCCGGCAACAGTTGCAAGAGGCTGAGCAACGGGTTACGAACCTGCAGAATCAGCTGGTGCAAAATGAGGAAGCGATGAGTGTTGCCGTGCAACAAATTACTGGTGGTATGCAAGGAAGCCAAGGCCAAGAGCAGGAGCAGCAAAGCACGGGTGTCCCTGCCGCCGTGAAGGAGCAAGCGCGGCAGCAGTTTCAACAGGGCAACATCTCAGTTGGAGACACGCTCAACACTGTCGATGGGACCTTTAGGCTCATCGAGGAGGATGGTGTTCCGAAGATTCAAAGGGTGAGTACTGATGGAAACAGAACCTCTTTTTGAGGAGCAAGAGGCAGAACCACTTGAGGCAGAGCCACTTGAGGCGGAGCCTCTTTTTGATGAGGGCGAGGCTGAGCCGCTTACAGTGGCTTCTGCTACAGGGCAGGCTGAGCCGCTTCTTGACCAGGACGGCCCTGAGCCTTTGTCCGAAGGCGGGAGTATGTTTGGCCTCGTGGATCAGGAAGATCTTGGCCGCTTTGCCTCAGGCGTCTCTACCTTCTTTGAGGAGGCAGGCAAGACATTCTTTGAGCGGATGCCCAAGTCTGCGGCGGTCGTATTTGAGTCGCTCAAGGGGCCTGACTTCAGGGGACAGTTTGAGCAGGCTCAGAAGTTGGCTGAGGAAGAAGGCATTGGGATTGAGGAGGCGCTGAAGCGGCAGGAGCCAAAAAGCCAGGGCGCGTTTAACGCCTTCCTTGGCCCCGGACCTGGGCCGGACAGAATCGAGGACAACCCGCTTTACCAGATTGGGAATGAGGCGGGTGAGTTTCTGGAAGAGCTCTTTCCTGAGAATCCAGAGTTTCAAGACGAGGTAATGACCTCCATGTTGCCTCGTATGGCGGGACAGCTTACGTCCTTTGTCGGAGGGGCAGCGGGGATCTCAAGACTTGGCGTCCCGTCCAGTCTTGCAGCAAGTGGGATCGGCTCAAGTGTGCTTGGATCGGAGGAGTATGAAAGGGCGAAAGAGGCCGGTGCGGACGATGATGAGGCCTTTAACGCTTTCCTTGGAGGCGTTGCTGCAGGTGGACTCGAGGGGCTGCCGGTGGGTAGGTTCTTTAAGCGGCTCGACGATTTCTCCAACGGTTTCCTACGAAATCGAATTGGCGAGGTTGGGGCGCGTACAGTAAATGGTGTCTTTGAGGAGGCAGGCCAAGAAGCAATCACGCAGACCCTCTTGAACGCCTCAGCGGGACAGACTTATGACAAGACAAGAGAGCTTCTCGAGGGTGTAGGAACTGCCGCAGCGCTGGGAGGCGCCCTGGGTGGCACGCTGAATGCGGCGGGGACTGCGCTGGCAAGGAAGTTTGAGTTGGCTGAGACAAAGGCCGAGGCTGCCGAGCTTAAAGAGGCGGAGACGCTTTTGACTGAGCGGTCCAGGGAGCTTCAGGAACAGTCAAACGAACCCGTTGATTTGTCTGGCGGCCCAGTAGACTCCGCACCGGGACTTGACACGAGTGGTCGGACATTCAGGGACCAGGATCCAGACGAGGTAGATCCAAACCAACAGACCTTTCCATTCAACCCTGGGACGCCGTTTGAACAGACTTGGCGTGGCTGGAAGCAGTGGTTTGGGAATATGTTTACCAGCCGAGGTAAAGGCAAGGGCGTCTTGCCCGAGGAAGCTGCAAAGCTTGACAAGCAAAGGGAGCGTCGGGTGCGTGCTCAGGTGCGTGAGATGGAGAATAACGTCAGGGCGTTGCAGGGCGGCCTTGAGGTACAGTATGGAGATGAGGTTCCAGAAGAAGCCTATAGCCTCATAAACGAAGCTCTTACAAATAAGCAAGTAAGCATTGAAAGGTATCCTGAAGGTATACGAGAGCCCCTGTTCAAGATGCGTACTCATGTTGATCGACTCTCCAGGGAGTTGATTCGCGAGGGCGTGGCGGAGGGCAAACTGGCTGCGAAGATTGAGGAAAACATTGGCACGTATCTAACGAGGATTTACAAGAAGCACGAGGTAGAAAACTACGCTGCGGAGTTTAACGCAGACGAAAACCAAGACCTGATTAACAGCGTAGTTGCTCACATTCGTGAGAGGTACAAGAAGGGAACTGGATCGGAGTTGGAGACGGAGAAGCTTCAGATTATCAAGGAACTCCTCGACGCAGACGAAGCAGAGGTGGATTACCTGACCGCCACAGAGTCTGGCACGTCAATCAACTGGGATCTCCTTCGGAAAAGAAAGGATATTCCTGCTGAGATCCGTGACCTGTTTGGCGAGTTTGACAACGGTGCGATCAGGTACGCACGGACTATCCAGAAGATGGCTAACACGTTGGAGACTTTTAAGTTCCAGCGTGACTTCAGGAATATAGGCCTCGAACAGGGCTGGCTTTACAGTCCAGATAAGTTTGTGCCAGGAGCGAAGAAGATTGCCAGTGACAACAGTGAAGTGATGAAGCCCCTCACTGACGACCGTGGGAGGCCTTACCAGGCTGATCCAGAGATTGCTGACGCATTCAACGAGGTGCGGAACGATCTGGCTGACAACCGTTTCTTTGAGTTGTTCTTCAAGGCCAACGGCTACTGGAAGGCGGCGAAGACTGTCTTCAACTTCACCACGCATATGAAGAATAGCGTCGGTGGGGCTGTGATGATGATGAACAACGGCCACGGGCCTTGGGGTAAGCCCATGCGTCAAGCCTTCAACGCCGTGCGTGAGGATGTGCGCAGGGCGGCTGCGGAGGAGCAGGCAGACTTCCTGCGGCGTGCAGAGGAGTTGGGCCTACTTGACGCATCGGCTCGAGGTAGTGAGTTGGAGGATCTCCTCCTCGACACAGGAATCAAGTCGAAGGACAGCGTTGCAGATATTATCCTTGGACCTGATTCAAAGGGGAGTAGTCATATCTATTCCTTCAAACGAATGGCGCAGCGTTCTGCGCAGACAGTTGCCAACCTCTACCAGGCAGAGGATAATCTGTTCCGCTTGGCCTTTTTCAGGAAAGAAGCTGAGCAGTACGCAGACGCCTTCTACGGGAAGAAGTTTGATGAGCTGGACGCTGAGCAGAGGACTCGTGTTGAAGAATACGCAGGTGAGATTACAAGAGGCAACTACCAGAACTACAACAATGTTCCTCAATTCATCCGCAGCCTGCGTCGTGCGCCCTTCTCCAACTTTGCCAGCTTTCAGTACGAGATGCTCAGGACGGGCCTGAATACTGCTCGCCTTGCAGCGGAGGAAATCAGATCTTCAAACCCGAAGATTAAAAAGATTGGAGCCAAGCGTATGGCAGGCCTTCTGGCCATGTCTAGTGGTCTGGCTGCCTCCGGCGCAGCGGCTGCAGGCTCAATGATGTTTGGCGTGAACACCCTGGAGGAGGACATGACGGACGTTCGGGAGCTTGCTGCGCCGTGGGATGAGAACGGAGCTCTTATGCCGATCTCCAGAACCACTGACGACCAGGGTAATCCAGTCTATAGATATTACAACATAAGCCAGCTGGACCCTTACACGCTGTTCAATAATCCAATCCGTGCAGCCCTTCGCGGCGCGGAGGATGACGAGATTATAGAAACTGTCGTCGAGGAGTCACGCCGTCAGCTGGAGCCGTTCATCGACCCGAACCTGCTCGTTCTTAAGGCCAATGAAGTCTACAACAACCAGACAGAGGAGGGCGGCAGAGTTTACCAGCCAAGCGCAGGGACGGGACGTAAACTCGGCGCAGTGGCTGCACACATGCTTGAGCTCTACGAGCCCTCGACGATTAAGAACTCGATTGACCTTGCACAATACTACACAAACGAGGGCTACGATCCGGCCACAGGTCAGATCATACGCCCAGGGGATGAAGTCCTTGGCATCTTCGGGGCGAGGATTTCAACAACAAACATAGGTCGATCTTTTGGCTTTGAGGCAAGAGCTTTCAGGAAAAAGATTGGAGAAGACAGAGACCTGTTCAACGTCCAGAAGTTTCGTGACAGGCCTAATGTAAACCGAATGGTCGAGGACTTCAAAAACGCAAACAGGAATTATGAGGAGCGCATACCTGACATGCGACGGAAGATACAAGCTGCTTACCGGCTTGGCATGTCTTGGGACAAGATAGAGTCAACGCTGAAGGAAGCTGATATTGCGCAAGAGGAACGTGACAGGCTTCTTCGCGGCGTGCAAAATCCGCTCCTGAAAGTAGAAGACTTCTTCCCCGAACCAGAATAAATGGCAGGGCAGCTTTACTGGTTCTCCTCCTTCGAGCTTTGCTCACCGGCTCGTTGCAGGAAGTTGCCCTGCCACCTCTTCGTGCTTCGTTAATTATTAACCAAGTCTGATGAAACTATCCTACTGCATGATCGTGAAGGATGAGGCGGAAACGCTTGAGGAAAACCTCCGCGCCGCGCGGCCTCATGTAGACGAAGTGGTGATCGTTGATACAGGCTCCAGCGACGGGACTGTGGAGATTGCAAAGAAGTATGCTGATAAGTTTAAGCAAATCGAATGGCCTGACAGTTTCTCAAAGGCGAGGAATGTTAGTCTTGACATGGCCTCCGGTGATTACGTGGTGTATCTGGACGGTGACGAGGCGATTAAAGATCCTCAGCATTGGGAGAATATTCGTGAGGCAATTGTTCAGAACAAGCCGGACGGTCTGGCGATACAGATTGAAAATGAGTTGCCAGAGAATCAGATCCTCTCAGGCGACAAGGTTTGGGAGCTCAGGATATTCCGGCTGCATCCGAAGATTCGCTTCCGTGGCAGGGTTCACAATCAGATCTCACCTGCTATCCAGGAGAATCCGATTGGTGACAAGGCTGAGTTTATGCGAGTGGAAGCAGTGAGCCATCATATTGGCTACAGTTATAGTCCTGAGGAGCTGGAGGAGAAGTACCGCCAGCGGATTCCGCTTCTGGAAGCTGAGATTAAAGACGCGGAGGAGGCGAATTGGGAGCATTACTACAGGTATCAGCTTGGCAACGGGCTTTTTATGTTGAAGGACTACGAACGCGCCCTGGAGGAGCTGGAGCGTGTAGACATGGATGAGTTGACTGAGGAGAACGAATTCTCAGCGCTGTTGATGCTTGTGCATTGTTACATGAGCTTTGGTGAGCCTGACAACGCTCGGGAGGCGTCGATGAGGATGATTGACTTGTGGGGCCAGGAGGCGATTTCTTACCTGATGTTTGGCCTCTCTGAGCTGCGTTCGCAGAGATACAACGCGGCCTTTTCTGCTATACTGATGGCGATGCACCTGGCCGACCTGCGGAATGATTTGAGGTACGACGTAGACGTTCACTACGTCGCTGCGGCGGCTGGTGAGGCTGCGCTACAGCTGAAGAAACTTGGGCGAGCTAAGCGTCTGTTTCGGTTTCACCTTGAGAAGTATCCTGAGAATGATCAGGTGCGGAGTGTGGAGCAGAAAATTGTTCAGCGCGGCCAGGAACCTGGAAATACTCCCATCCGACCGCCTTTGAGAACCCATTGATTAGGTCTGTCTCGTCCTTGTCATTCTCCTTTCGGTGCGCCCAGATGCTATCTTCCAGGGCATTCACCGTTTCGTGTTGACGGACCCAACAGTCGGGCCTGGGGACCGTCACGACGGGTATACTGGCCCGCTGCGCGGCGATTGCCAACTGTACGTCAGCGATGTTGGGTAGAGGAAAGTCGCCCATGCGTGGACGTATGGCGCTTGAGTGGAACGCCGTGGTTCCTGTTCCTGGGAATAGACATTGGACAGGCGTAGTCAAATCCTGCGCAAAGTGGATTGCCTTTTTGTCCTTGTAGTAGGACTCAACAGGAAACTCTTCGATCCAGCTGCCGTGGACGCAGGTGATTACTTTGTCACTGTAAGCGTAGAGCCAACTGAGGTGTTTGTTCACATAGCCCCTTGCGTAAACAAGGTCGTCGTCCAATGTGAGAAAGTAGAAGTCCTCTACGTCTCGGAGGTCTGAGTCAATGGCGTAGAACTTTCTGGCGTCGTCAGATCTGTTTGCCACCTGAATCCAGGTTACCTTTTCCACATCAGGCAGGCCAGACATACTCACAACAGCGACCCAGAGGTGATCAAGGTCTGGCAGGATGGACTCAATCGCGTCAAAGAGGGAGCTCCGACGCTGTGGGATTGTTGCCATGCCGCCGTAGACTTTGTTATTTTTTAACGAAGTCTTACTTGAATAGCTTTGCGTGTTCATGGTCTTCGTTTAGTTTTATCTTGTGAACGCCGTCTCCGTTTAAGCTTACCTTACAGAAGCCGATTTGCCCTAAGAATTCTACAAGCCCTGCCGCGTGTCTCTTGTCTTCTAAGTCTCGGCGGTGGATGGTGCAAAGTCTTCGGAGGCTTATTTCGCCTTCCTTTGCGATGGTAGACATCATGCGCGCTGTAACCTTGTCGTACCTGCTGCTACCTGTGCCGAGGAAAACCCTTGGCATCTTAGCCTCAGTTTTTGTGAGCAACTCGTCTGCCATCTTTAGATGTTTGCCCTCCAAGAGCATGTCGTTTGACATGGCTGCAGAGAGGACCATCGCGAGCTTCATTGTGTGAACCTGGCGGCGACTATTGTAGCCCTGGAATAATCTGTGGTCAATCGGAGGATTTTGCTCCAGCTCAAACTTGTACCACGGTCCCCAGACATCGTTGAAGCTATCCGTTACCTTAAACTGGCCCATCATCGTGTGTATCTGCTCAAGGTCCTCAAGGAGGGTTTTGTAGAGCTCTGCCTCTTCTTTCGTCTCCCAAGGGAAAGGCACTGCCTTTCTCTTCTCCTCCTCGAAGACGAATATGATCCGGCTTGTAAAGCCTCCACCGATTGCCTCATCGGGGAGCGCAGACTGTAGGGCGTCTGGCGTTGTGGCAGCCAGTAGGTTTACCCACATGCCTGAAATTGAGTCGGTGCCTTGGCTCTTTGTTCTGTACTGCCAATTCTGAGGGCAATCGAACCAGTCAGTCAGGGCGGTCATGAACTCCTGTCTGCCGTGACCAAGGAACACGTTGAACTCGTCGCTGAAGATTGTTATTGAGCAGTGGGGTTGCATCTCACCGCTTTCAGATACATCGGTTTGGCTTAGCTCTGCGATCTCTTGGATCAACGCCTCACGCGTCGTGGCTTCGCTGGCGAGTGGGATTCCAAGGTCACGAAGAAAGCTTTTGGCGATGGACATAGAAGTGCCCTTACGTGCCTTACCTGGCGGTGCGGTCAGGACGATGTAGAAGTTTGGATACCAGGTTGTCTTCTTCTGCCAGTTTACGTAGCATTTCCTTTGAAGAGCTGCGGCGATTGCAGATACTGCACACCAGGTGTGGAACAGTGTAGGTGGTTCTGTCTCCTCGACGTATTTAAGGTAGGCCTTGATCCAGTTGTCATGGTTTCTCTCCGGCATTAGGTTGGGTTTTGTCTACTTCGTTCTCGTGGGAAAATGCGCAGGTATCAAGGTGGGTTGCGCTCTCCATCTTATGACTCAACTTTGTCTTCCTCTTTTGTGATACTATTGTAGGCTTCCTCAAGTTGGGTTGCTGAAGGTCTGCCTCCAAACTCATGGCCTTGTTTTGCGTTCTTAGGAAGGATTGTGATTTCAGCAGGGATTGTAAAGTCTCGTCCACGGAAGCTTAACTGCGGCTCCATCATCTCCGCAATTTCGGCCAGGAGCCGAGCGTGCTCCTGCCAACCAAGAGACAGTGGAATCTGAAACCACACGGAGTCGTGGACTTGATTTAGAAGTGTTACGTCTCCGAATCTGTCCTGGTTGTAGTAGATTCCACAGACGCCGTAGCGGTTGATTATATCTGCGACAGTGGATTGAGGCACAAAGGCGTAAGCGTCCTTTTTGACCTTATTCCACCGGCCAAGAAAGCGTCGCTTCCTGCCGAACAGATTCTCAACCGTCCGGTTCTCGTTTAGACTTTCATCTATCCAGCGGTGCATCTTTCTGACGCCGGGGTAAGCCTTGTGGTATTCGTTGTAGATGAACTTGGCGTCGGGCTCTGCGATCTCCCAATTAAAGGCTGCCTTGCGGTAGCCCATGTCGTAGTTAAAGGCGTGGTTTGCCTGCTTGCCCCAGGCGCGGTGCGGCTTGTCTCCCTGGCCAATGTCTGCAAGGGTTTCTTCTGAGCGTTCGCCCTGTTTGTAACGCTCGTAGCGGTGCATGACCTCTTCGATGCTCATGTCGAAGATCAGGGCGGCGGTCTGGCTATGAATGTCGATCCCCTTGTTGAAGGCTCTGATCATCTTCACGTCTGGAGCGATGTAGCCTACGACGCGATTCTCAGCTTGGCCCAAGTCAATCTCGTACATCACATAGCCCTCGTCTGGAAGGATGAACTCCTTCATATCCGGCGGCAGGTTTTGCACGTTTGAGCCTGTGCCAAAGATTGTCTGGCTTGAGGATAGGCGGCCTGAAGTCGTACCGATTGGGTTCATGGATGAGCGAAGCCTCTCGTCCTTGTCCACATCCATGTCGAGGTAGGTACCTTTAAACTTCGAGATCTTCCTGATCTTCAGGATAATCCGCGCCGCCTCACGTGCTGTCTGGTTTCCTCTGCCGCCTTCGGAGGCTATACGCTTCAGCGCTTTCTCGTTCGTAGTTGGCTTGCCTGTTGACCTATTTTTGTAGGGCTTAATCCCACACTGCCCTGGACCGTCGCCGTAGAAGAACTCCTTCAACTGCGTTGGGGATCTGGGATTCAGGATATGCCCCGTAGCCTCAGTCAAATCGCGCTCCAGCTTGGCAATCTCGATTGAGAGCCTCTCGCTTTCTTCCCTCATGCCCTGGAGATCAAGACGCATCCCGTGCTCGGCCATGAAGACCAGTGGCTCGATCAGGTCTCTTTGCTTTTCGTAGACTTCAACCATGTCCATACGGCTTAGCTCCTCATGCTGCGCAGGAAAGGCCTTGGTTAGGACTATCGAGTCCTTGGCGTTGTAGAGCCAGAACTTCTTGCTGTTTTGCGCCTTGAACGCCTCTTTCCCTTCGTCTTTGTAGTAGGGAACCTCCGTGTACTGAGTTGTGATGAATCCCAGGTCCTTGTCGAAGTCAGGATACAAGAGCCCCTGAGCAATCATCGTGTCTTCGACGTTGCTTGTCTTAATTCCGTAGGTACGGTAGAGGAAAGTCGTGTCAAAGGTTGCATTTTGGGCTATAATCCTCGTGTCCTCGGACTCAAGGACCTCAGCAATCTTCAGCCAAACGTGCTTTTCCTGTTCATGCGTGAAATAAAGCTGCCCGTCCTCATTCATGAACGGGATGGAGATCGCGTGGGAAGGATCGTAGGAGAAAGATATGCAGCTTACCTGACGGTTTGAGACCTCAATGTCCACTGCTACAAGGTCGTGCTTCAGGCAATTATTCAGGTAAGTCGTCGCCTCTTTTACAGTCGGCTTCAGGATGTATTCCCTCTCAGGACGGTCTATGTAAGGGGAATCCATTTCGCTGCGCAGCCTCTTCATGTCGAAGAGGATGTAGTATCTGTAAATGTATTGCCTCAGGGCGGCGGCAGGGTGGATTGTCGGCACTACCTTGTGCCCCAGCTTGCTCTCCAAGATTGAGCCTCGCCACTTCGTAATTCCCTTCTTCCTCGTCAAAGCCCACAGAGGAGTGTTCCCCACGGCGAGGATAACGTTTGGATCTACGCTTGAGAGCTCAGACCCGAGCGTGCGAAGGTACTGATTCCCTTCGGGCGACACATTTGGAGACTTACCGGACAGGTCGATGAACTTCTTAATATTATTTCCTGGCGGCCTTTCCTTCACGACGTTCGTGATGTAGCAGCTCTCCCGAAGGATGCCTGCTTTGTGTAGAAGGCGCGTGAGCAGTTTCCCGCTCCGCCCAACGAAGGGCTTGCCCTGTTTATCTTCCTGACGCCCTGGCGCTTCACCAAGGATTACTACATCTGCATCCTTGGGTCCTATTCCTCCTACGTACCTTGCCATGTTATCTTTGGTAAGCTGAGTTATAGTGTTTGCCGTCTTCAATGTCCTCGATAAGGCCTCGAATAAGCTCCTCGGTGTAGTCAGAACCTTCGGCCTTACGCATCACGTAGCGAAGGTAGGACAAGACGCACTCTCTTTCTTCTTCAGCCCTACCCATCTCCCTACGGACTGCATTTACTGCCTGTAAGTGGCTTGACATATTTGTCTTAAGGGTTACGTCCAATCCTACGAACCTTTACAGGGATGGTAAACTTTGAAGCCCTGTCCATCGCATCTTCCATGCCGGCGCTTATGTTGTAGTCAATATAGACCGCAACAAGCTGGGACACTTTAAGCCAATTGTTGTGACCATCCAGACCTTGCTCGCGCTCCTCAGGGTCGTTGTCGTCCAGGACGCCGCCAGTCCTCTTTGGATAAAGCATGTGCGACATAAACGGACTCTCGCCTCGATCCAGGCTGTCTTTCATACATCGCCTTGCGTATCTGTCAAGCACCTTGGCTGTGAACTCTTGCGCTTTGAACGGACTCTCGACCATTACCCTAACTTTCATAGGTTTTTGAGACTTGGTTAATAATTAACGAAGTACGGATTGTTACCTACGGTCGTAGGAATAGTAATTCCCTGGATTGTTGTTGAAGACCTTGAGGGAAAAGTCGTTCTTGTACTCCTCCGACAGGTCGAAGCCTACGCTGTTCATCCCGTGATTCTCGGCGGCGAGGAGGATGTTGCCTGAACCAGCGAAGCCAGATACGACGACTTGGCCCTGCTTGGCGAAGGTTTGGAGGATGTCCTCGTAGAGCTCAACAGGCTTCTCCGCCGGGTGCATACGCTCGTTTTTGTTCAGCGTCCGGTAGTGGAAGGTGTTGTTGCGCCCTGGGTTTTGGATGCGAGGGCTGCCCTTGCGAGCGTAGTAAAAGGCCGCAACGCCTTCGCCAAGACGGTAAGCTGGCGTCGCCGTGTTGCCTGACTCTTTAACCCAGAAGGCCGGCATGTCACACACACGGAAGCCTACCTTGTCGAGGATGTCGCGGGTCTGTTTATGCCAGCGCTCTATGCTGTACCAGACGATTACCCAGCTGTGGTCCTTGAGCTTAGGCCACGCCGCCTCAAGGATTTGTTGGAACGTCTCCTCGTAGGCCTCCGGCGGGATGGACTGGTAGGACTCCTCCCAGGGGATGTTGTTTTTTGCTGCACGCTTCTTGATGAAGTCAATGCCCCAATCTGGGTCAAGCTCCAAGAGGTCGATGGAGCGGTTGGGGAGGTCTTTGATCTTGTCGAAGTAGTTACCAAGGATGAAGCGTTTGTTCAGGTTTTTTTGAAACTTCTTAACCTTTCCGTCGCCGCCGGAGACTTCGATCTCTCCAGTTTCCTCGGACTCCTCTTGTTTCTCCTCCAGACGGCGTGCCTTCTCAGCCGCCGCGATTTCCTCTTTCTTCCTCTTTATGAAGCGTTTGGCCTCAGACTTTGTTGACGCCGTGCGGACCTCCTCAAACTCCTCGCCCCACTCAGCGATCTCGAAGTCCTGCGTGACTTTCGCTCGGCTGACGCCAAGCATATCGGCGGTGTCCTGTTGGGAATGCCCCTTGCCGCTTGTGTCACCCTTACCACGGCGCTGGACATACAGGTCGTGGATCTCCTTCTCCGCCTTGGCCTCCTCGAACGGCGTCATGTCTTCACGGAAGATGTTCTCGTGAAGCTCCAGGACGCGTATCTGCCATTCGTTTATCGCCCTGGTGTATACCTTAGCAGGAATGCTGTCAAGGCCAGCCTGGGCCGAAGCACGTGTACGGCGCTCGCCAGCGACCAAAAGGTAGCGTTTGTCAGGATTGAGCTCTCCGAAACCACCCAAGCCGCCGTCTACGCCTTCTTTGTCAACAACGGCAATAGGCGTGATTACGCCGTTTTCGGCTATGTCGGAGGCAAGTTGAGGGATTTTATCCAGCTCCTCCCTCATGCGGTTTCCAACATCTATGTCCTCTATGTAGATTTCTTTCAGCTCATAGTTGTTCGGGTTGAAGTCTTCCATACTACTCATCTGAGAGTTTGGTGAGAAGTTCTCTTGCCTGCTCGGGAGTCATGTTGGAGAAGTCAACGTCCTGGGAAGACGTTTTTTTCTTCTTTTTCTTCTTCTTCGGCCTCTTGCGAGCAGCACGCTCGTTGCGTGTTGTGTTGAGGATTTCGTCTAACTCATCGTCAGACATCTCCGTTACGCTCTTGCGAAACTCGTGAATGTCCATGAGATTGGAGGGTTTTGTTCGTCAGACTGTCGTACCCACAATATACCCAACGCGGCGGTGAATGTCAACCTTCGACAATCTCCCTGATTGAGACTGGAGACGCCGGAGTGGTGAGGTCCATAAGCTCCTCGTCGTAGTCAGGCACCTTGCCCTGGTTTAAGAACCTGTTACAGGCCTCCCAACCTTGTTCTACCAGCAGGCCAAACTTAGTCCCCTTCTTGAATCCGTGCTCCGGAGGTTTGTCAAGGTGGCGAAGATACCAGCCGCGCTGGAGCTGGCGGTCCTCGAGCGTTTGGCGGAACGCCTTACGGGACTTCGATTCTTTTGGCTCGTGAGTTGAGAGTAGGTCGAGGTCAATTCCCATTGTGCTGTTGGGTTATATAGCTGGAAGTTGCTTCGAGAAGGCTGGGGATTTGATCCGGCTTTAGGTTAGACTTGTATCGGACGCCTTTGTAGTCCGGCGGAACCGTCACGATCACTACGACTCCAAAGTGTTCGTCCTCTTGGTCAAGCACGTCAGTTGCAGCTTGTGCAGCGCGACCTGCAACTTCCATATGCTTATCGTTCGTTTGCTCTTGGGAGTTTTCCATAGTCCTCTCTTTGTTCAGGAAATGAGATTAATCGCATGGCGAAGCCTTTGTGCTGCTCTTGCAGGAGGACAAGTACCTGGTCGTCCTCTTGCCAGACCCACTCAGTCACGACGGTCCACTCGTCGAACCTTCCGTCAGGGATACCTTGGAGACTAACGCCTTCCGGCGGCATGAAGTCAAGCTGTGTGGCATGTTTCGCTACACGCTTTGCCTCAGGGGAGCCGGCGCTCTCGATTGGCTCCTCTATCAGGCCAGCTGAAAGGAGTGCTCTGTTGAGACAGTCGTGGGTCTTCTCTCGTATCCGCTGCTGGACGTTCAGTAAGGGATCCTCCACGGCAGTTTTCTGGTTACGGAAAGGTGGGCTTGGTAGGGTTCTCACCTACAGACAGGCCAAGCGGTGTCACCTGTCAAGGTCCACGTAGGGAGGTTCGATGGTACCTCCTGTACCGCACCCTCCAGGGTGTCCCTGATTCAAGCCCAGAAAAGGAGTGGGAGCAGGCAGATGAGGCTGCCAGGCCACGCTTGGGTTGGTTTCAGGCAACCGCTCTGAACGCAGCAGTACGTCGATTCACTCTCCCACTTGGTTGAGCCCAGGGCGGGACTCGAACCCGCAATCTCTTGGTTACAAACCAAGCGCTTTTGCCAGTTTAAGCTTCCTGGGCCAGGGGACGCAGAGCGTCCTACCCAAGCGCCAGCTCATCGGAGCGGTTCTCGTCCTCCTCCTCAGCGCCCGTGATCCAGTACGACACACGGTTCTGACGCCCGTACTCCTCAGACTCCTCAACACGCAGGTAGGCCTCGGCCTCCTGGTTCACGAAGTCCTTCACGTCGAAGCCGCCCTGGTAATCTACGCCGAAGGCCTCGCAGCACTTCTTCACCGACAGCTTGCGGCGATTTTGCTGCTTGGGCTCATCGCTGTTCTGTGGCAGCATCATGACGTGCGTGATGCCCTTGGAGTCCAACTGATCAGGGATCTCCAGACGCAGGAGAATGTAGGGTCCATTGTTGCCCTCACGCACCTCTGCATCGTTGCAGGTCAAGTGGTACGTGCCTTCGGGCTGAGCCTTCAGCTCAACTGCATCTCCTACGTCCATGTCGATGAAACTATCCATTGTCTCGTGGATGTTCTGGGAAAAAGAATGCGAAGCTGGCTACTTGCCAGCGTGACCGGGGCAGGATTCGAACCTGCATGGGTGGGTTCAGTCTCACCGCTTACCCACCGTTTCTTTGGAGGAAAATCCTCAGTGAGAATCCCGGCGTCTACCAATTCCGCCACCCGGTCTGAGACTTCGTTAATTATTAACGGAGTCTGCTTTCTCCAACTCGCCAGGGAGCGGCAGGTCGTGCGTCGGGAGGCCTGCCTTGTGGAGAATCTTCTTGATGTTCGGATCTTCGTAGGTGTCCAGTTGGCCCTCGTTGGCAAGGCGGGATCGGGCGATGTAGCGGCCTGTGGCCTTGGTCAGGACACGGTACTGGACTTCGCCTCCGATCTCCTTTGGATCCATGACCCAGAGCTCGTCGAAGAGGCTTGGGATTTGGACCTTGTTTGTCCCCGTTGTCATGAGTCGGTAGGTCGTCCGTCCCGTCACGTCGTCCTGGGTTGAGTCCAGGTGGCCCGTGATGATTACGTCACAGGGAAGGGACAACAGGCGGCCCACGAAATTCTTGGCCTTGGTCTTGTGAGGGCCGTAGTCCTTAGTGAATCTGGGCGTTTGGCCAGCCACGCCGTCCTTAGCCATGATGTGATGCATCAGAGACTCCTGCCACATCGTGAGGCTGTCAAGCACGTATGTTGCGATGTGCTCGAAGTAGCCGCCCTGGACACGGCGATTGTATTCCTTGACCCACTCTTTAAAGGCCCAGGGGTCAGCAGGGTTCTCGTCTTCCCAGCGAGTGTCGGCAAGGATCTTGCCCTCTTTGATCTCCCTACGGAGCGTCTTCGTACCGCCTGGGTCGAAACTGTCAACGTGGACAGGCTTGCGGGCCGTGCGTGCGAGGTGGGTCTTGCCTGTACCTGTTTCGCCAGTGACCAGGACGTTGAACGTGTCCTGTCTTGCGTCGTCCTCGTACTGTTGCTTTATCTGAGCGAATTCCTTCTGAATGTCCATGAGGCTGCTTGGTTGGTTTGGGCCTGAAACGTAACCCCAATGTAATAACATCGGGTGTGAATGTCAACCTGCTACAACACATAGGTACCTCTTGCCTCCTCAAACCTCTCGGCGTTTATGAAGCTGAGGTTGTGCAACATTCCTGAGATTGTCAAAGCGTAGTTATACGTCCTCCGCCAGTCCTTCGGCCTTGGGCCGCTAGACCAGGGGATCCATATAATCTTCCAGTGTTCATTCGCAGGAATGCTGAGGTCTTCCAATTGTCTGTAGCTGTGAACGTACTTCCACTCTGGAAGCTTATGCGATTCTGCAAAGTACATGGCCTCTTGGCCATTAGGTGCGCATATTATGTACCTTGTCGGGGCCTCCATTATCTTCCTCAAGATCAAGAGGCTCACCAGAACGAAGCTGTTTTGACAGACTGCCGCAGGCTAAGGCAAGAGCTACGCAATCCTTCAGCGCCTCTCTAAGCTCGCCCGATTCCAGCTCCCCGCTGGACAGCCTATGCTTTACGGAATCAAGGTTTTCACATATCTCCTCACTCGCCTCGAGAAAGAGCACGACGGTTGAAACAAAGGCCGCAGAACGGTCTATGCTTTTTCTGTCGGGCTCAGTCGCGGCTTGGAAGAAGAGGTCTATTACTTCGGAGTGCAGCTCGAACTCGTTGTCACTCATTGGTCTTTGGGGTCTTTGAGTCTTCTTTGTCGAGATCCATCACGTGCTTTGCTTCCTCCCGCTTCCGGCGTGGATCCCAATAGTCTACCTTGTACCCATTGGGAGTTGTCAGGTCACGACAGGGATTTGGCCTTGAGTTGCACAGGCCAGGAAACTTACAGCCAAACTTTGAGCAGGACTCTGTGTTCCTTGGGAAGGCAACCATTACCTTGTCACTCGGCGTGACTTGGGCAAGCTTACGACATTGCTCCTCATAAAAGTCCCACCAGTAGTTTGCCTCGTAGAGGTACTCAAGCATCTGTTGCTGGGTCTTTCTTATTGGAATCCTTAGGTGCTCCACGTCATTCTTTCTGAAGATGGAGCCATTTATGGTAATGCCGTCTATGAGCTCCAGGTCCTCAACCCAGCAGTGTAGGGCGTGCAGGTAGGTTCCAACCTGGAACTTGTAGGACCACTTTTCCTGCCAAGACTTTGTCTTACGACTGGTGGTCTTGTGTTCAAGGGAAAAGTACTTCCCTGCCTCTTCGTGATGAGGAGGATGCCGCAGGATAGCGTCCATCTTGAACTGAATCGCACGGTCCTGCCGGATTGGAGCCGCTCCGGCGATCTCGGTGTAGATGGTCTGGTCCGGATCGACCTTGTAGGTGCTGACATACTCAGCCAGCGCCTTCAGCGCGTTGCCAGGATTCTTGGAATAATGCTCATCCAGGAAGGGATCGCTGCCGTATTCCTCAGTGTAGACCTCCATAAACTTGTCATGCGCCTCCATGATTGACGCCTTGGAGGAGCCATTCAGGAGCAGGTGCTCCATCGCCTCGTGCCAAGCGGAGCCGAAGACAAGGTGGATTGACGTGCGTTCGCTCTGCCAGCCAAGAATGTGGCTGAAGAAAAAGCCTCTGGGGCAGTCCATGAGCTGCTGGATCTTGGAGGAGTCGAGGATGAACATAGTATCCGTAGCCCGGATACCAGTCTGTCCAATCAACTTACCCCTCTCGAAGGGAATGTTCATAAGTCTGGTTGATTTGGGTCAAAGGTTAGGGCTTCTCAGCCTTGGTTAATTATTAACGAAGTCTCAACGGTTGCCCAGCCGTGACTGCTTGTTCAGGCGGCGGACAGCTGTCTCGAGCTTCTTGCGGGCGTTCTCCTTTTCAGAAAGCTGCTGCTTGAGGTCTTCGACCTTTTGCTCCAGGCGTTTGACCTCTTCGAGGAGGTTCTTTGGATCGAGGTCTTCGGACTTGCGGCTTTCGGCCTTGGGCTCGGGCGTCTGTGCCTCCTCTTTCTTTTTGCTGAGGATCTCGTCCAGGGATTTCTTTGGCTTCTGGTCTTCTCCGTCTGGCATTGGTTTGGTCTGGCTGTTTGCTGGAGTGAAACGAAGCACGGAAAGGGTCAGGAGGAAAGGCCGAACGACTTTCGCCGTGGCCCAACCTCGCTGACCTCCGTGTCACATGCGGCGACGCTGCCTACTGCTGCGCAATCGCCATGAGCTGCTCGAGCTTCGCCTGCTTTTCCTCCTCAGAGAGCTCTGCGAATTGCTGCTCGAGGGTCTTGGACGAACCGGAGCTACGACGCGTCACGTCAGGACGCCAATCGCTGAGCTCTTCCTCAACTGCCTGCGGCGTCTTGCCGCTGTTGAGGGAGCTGCGGATTGCGTTGCCCAGGTCGCGTCGGACTTGCCGAAGCCAGCGCTCGTACACGATGTCCTCGCCATACATCTCAACGGCCTCGGCCAGGTCGTCGCCTGGGTTGAACTCGACCGTGCATGAGATCTTGCCGTCGTCGGACGAGGGGAAGCGTGGGTCCGTCTCCTCGATGTTGGTTCCTGCTTCTACGGTTGTGGTAGCCATAGGATTAATCTCCTCTTGGTGAAGGTGAACGAAAGGTGACGGCTCTTTGCCGCCCCGTTGTGTGCATCAAACGGACTGCATGATACGCAACGCGTGGGTCAATGTCAACCTACGGGGAAACCTATTTGAGATCTTCACAATTTGGTTTCACTACAGGGACTGTTTCATCTTCTGGATGATTGCCTGCTGCTCCTCCGGCGACATTGATTTGAACGCCTGGGCGATGCCTTTGGGCTTGGACTTCGAGCGTGTTGCCCTTGAGGGAGGAGGTGAGGACTGATCTTCTTCCTCCGGCGCGGGCCTGTATATGGTGATATGTAGGCTGCCTCGCGTCTTGTGGTCTGTCTTCTGCCACAGGTCGGGGTCTTTGTCTTGGGACTGGAGGTGCGTCTCGAAGACGATTCTTGCCTTGTTGCGCATCTGGTCTGCCGTGCCTTCCTGGATTAAGTGAACCTCGATCCGCTCGGGGGTTTCACGTGAGCCTATGTACTTGATCGTGGGCTTTTCGTGCTTGCGCTGGGTTTTCAGGTTCGACACGGCGGCCTGGAAGCGTCGCATAGCCTTGCGAGCGTCCTTGTCACAGAGGCCCTCGGCTTTTGCGATCTGGATGATTTGCTTCTCGTGGGATTGTTTCATTGGTCTTGGTTTAGTTGGTCTTGGTTTAGTTGGTTGATTGCGAGGTTGCCGACGTTCTCCAAGAAATCCTGGAGGTCAGGGCCGGTTTCGGACTCTGGAACCCTGACAGTCTTGTATTTGGGAGTCCCGTCTGGGCGTTGAATCAGGAACGTAACAAGGATGTCTATGTCGAGAAGGTCGCCCTCGAGTGTTCTGCCAAACAGGAGCTTGACCTTTGACAGGCACATGCGTTCAGGAAGTACTGGATCAGCCATAATCTTCGTCTTCGTCTTGTGAAAATATCTCGTCGAGTTCTTTCTCAAGTGAGCCGCCGGACTTTGCCTCTTCGTGCCGCTGGAGAAAAGCCTCCTCCGCAACGGAGCGCTCTTTCTCGTCGAGGTCTACATCCTCAAGATCGAGCGATTGCTGCAGCTCGTTCTCCTCAGGGATGTTCTCGAACGCCTTGTTGGGCAGGTTGAGTCCCTCCCGTGCAAGAAAGCGCAACGCCTCGGCTCGGTCCTCAAAGAGGTCCACTCTAGAGCCTGCGGCGCGCTCCAAGATCAGCAGCGCAGAGCGCATTATGTCGCTGCGGCTGTCTGGCGTAACGCCCGTGAGCTCTTGGACGATGAGAAAGGTGTTGGCGATTATCTGAGGTTCTACCCTTGTACTGAATGGGATCTTGTTACTCATGTTCTTATGGTCTTCGGTTCAATGA